GAGGTTTATCAGATTGAGGACAAACCAGCTCAAAGGAAGGCCCATCAGGGCCCCCCTCTCAGCTTGGATTATCCTTTCTCCGGTAAACACTCCGCTGGCTTCAGCGACGGATTGAGGGTAGAGAAGCGCCATGGGGCTCAACAACCTCGCCCCAAGCCTCTCTACATCCTCCGGAACATTGGCACCGTGACACACTGCATGCCATGCAGCCAGAAGGGCGTCCGTGTGGAAGCCATCTGTTGCACGCGTCAGGTCTGCCGAGATGCCTACGAGGTCCCCGCACTCACGCGGCACGCGGAAGGGATCCGACTTAAGACTATTAAAAACAGTCTCGAGTCTTCCTCCCTCCAGTGCTGCGTTCACACGGGGATCCGCAAGCAACATCGGCCAGACCACGGCGCGGACAAGATGGCCCACCTCCACGACCCACCAAGGACTCTTAGTGACGATGCGGGCTTTAAAACCACGCTCCTTCACGACAGAGACCTCGGCGGGAAGGGAGGCCTCACAAGGCCACTCCTCCATCTGCATGAGCGCAGCATCCCTCAGGATACGGCCCACGCGGGCCCGTTCCTGCAAGGGGTCGGCAGTCAGGTCCACGACGTACTCAACCGCACCGCGGGTGGAACAACCGGTATACCGGTTCTCCTCACCAACTGGTGTGAATCGAGTGTCGTCATGGAACGTTGGCAGGTTGACCAGAGGGCAGAGACCCGCAGGTTCTTCCATCCACTTGTCGAGTGCATCTCGGAGGACGGCATTCAAGCCGCCCTTCGCACGGGTGCTCTCCAGACAAGCGGAGGTCGAAGCCTCGATCTTTGCCTTCGTTCCAATCCTACCAGCGAACCTGGCTCCCCACTCCCGGCAGAAATCGGCCAGCTCCTCAAGTTGAGGTTGGTCCGTTATCCCGGGGGAGCTGAGCAGCTCACGGTGCTCCAACATCGCCTTGTGCCCCACCGCATCGGTCCCCTCTGGAAGGGCTCTCGCAATCATAGACCATTGGGCAAGGCCCGTTGTTCCATGGAAGCGGATTCGCTTGACCAGGTAAGATTCGATGCGGCGGAGACACTTCGGTGTTGTTGGTGGGAAGGTGGGAAGTTCACCGACTTCACTAATGAGGTCACTTGTTACATCTGCAGCCAGGTACCGAGCCCTGGTGCACGCTCCTTTAAGGACGCCGCACACCAGAGCCTCCCCCATGGCCAAAGATGCAACCGTGATCCACCGGTGAAGCCGGCGAGCTTCGGTTGGCGGAACCGTTCCTACCAGTTCGATGGTTGCCCACACGGCTTCCCAGATCCCTTGGATCCTGGAAAGCGTTTTGGTTGCCATCTTACCGGTAGGAGCAGTCTTGCGGATGCTTCGTACCGCCTTTCGCACGCAGCGAGAGTAACGGGTACGATGCTCGGAATCGGAAGGCGGAGCCGACGCAATACAGAACGTTGTTCTGTGAAGCGTGGCTCCCTGACCGGTAGCACCCTTTCGGGTGTTACTGGCCGGGGCGCTACGCCGTCGCTCCAGAAGAAAGGCTACCGTTGGTAGTCCTTTTCTGCTGTGCTTCG